CCCTTAGCATAGTTAGGATCTTTGCAGTACTTAGAAGCTGCCATGTTTGCATAGGCAGACGGGTAAGTATCAAACGTACGTTTGGCCCACGCTTTGCCAGCCGGACAGATCTTGCCGCCCGACTTTACCTTACCGCCTGACTTGTAATACCTACGCATCAGTACATCTTCGCCTTACGTAAGCCTTTACGCTCTATACCGGCACCGCGAATTTTGGCTTTGCCTTTTTTCTTAGCTCCACCTACGGTGCCGCCCTTCCTAAAGCCTCCGGGTGGTTTTGGCTTTATACCCGGCATTGGAGGGTTGCTACCGGGAGGGGGAGCTGGCACAGGCTTTCCTACAACTGGCCCCGGCCCCGGCATAACAGGCATGGGCTTTTGCATGGGCGGTTTACCACCGGGAGGTGGCACGGGCTTCGCTGTTATCGGCCCCGGCTTCTTTCTTGGCATCGGTTTTTGTTTTGGATCGACCGGCAAGCTCATACCGGGAGATGTTATCGGCTTCGCTCTTCTCCTACGGGGAGGTTGAGAGGCCACAACATCTTCTGGTGAAAAGCCACGTTTACGTATGACATCCGCCACACGCCGTGCAAGTGCGCTAGTGCGAGAAGTACGCCTTGGTGCCTTAGCTGCTTTACCCGCTCTACCTGCTCTACGTCTTTTACTCATAATGTTCTCCTAAAACATCTTAGCTGGGCGTACACCTTTACGAGCTATGCCAGCGCCTCTTACTTTGCCACCCCTTTTGTAACCT